TGATAGCACAATGACAGGCAAAGTAAAACGCATACTCAATTTTTTGTACATAAGGAACGCCCTGTGATGCATGTATCTGTAGCACCCAGACGCCTCACCCCACTGTCTCAATATACTTTCATGTTGTTCGTTCCAACTGTCTCGTCGGTGTTCGAGCTCTTTTTGTTTGATCATCTGGTCGTCAAAAATTTCTTCGCTCATTTTATAATAGATGAATATAATATTCTGGATTCATCTTGTTTTTCTCATAGGTATTCTCGTAGTTCCTTTCACAAATGACCGTCGTAATCTAGAGTTCTACTCCATACTTATTCCATTCTTGTTCTATCATTGGTCTGTCAATGATGATACATGCGCCTTGACACAGGCGGAGATGTATGTGACAGGGCAGCAGAAGGAAGAGACTTTTATGCATAGAGTGGTCAGTCCAATCTACAAGATGGAAGATAATGACGTAAATAACCTCACAAAAACTGTATTTTTTATGCTTTGGGCTTTGGTTCAATATCGTCTCGGTCGCTTTGATATGTTCATTAACGACCTAAGATTGTTGATGTCTGGTAAAGTTCCAAAGTAAAATGTCAAATTGGCGAGAAGAAGAATTGGAGAGACTCAAGAAAGAGTATGCCTTCTATAAGGGTACGGATATTAAGGATAAATTAACTGGTGGTCTAAGATCAAAAACTTTAAAATTGATCATAGACTATCATGAAAGAATGCTTGGTATAAAGTTTTGGGACGATGATATGTTAGAAATAATCCATGGACACAACAATCGTTGAACTCAAACAACAAATCCAAGCCCTCGAGCAATCAAAGGAGTACCATCATGAAAAATATTTGAGTAACATTAGCATTATTGATGAAAAGACGGATAGAATTGAAAAACAAATAGAAAGGACAAAGTCTGCTGTGAAGAGAGATCTTCTTAAGAGACATTTAGATTGGTTTGAAAATGAAATTGTTAAAATGGATGAAGCAATTGATGTTATCACAGAAAAAATTGATTCAGAAATTGAAAGACTTCAAGAAGTGATAAAATCAGTTGAAAAGAGAAAGGAAGAAGAAAAGAATTCTTTTGAGTACAACATTCAAAAAATTAGAAATTGTTGTAAGAACCGTAGCGCGGCTACGATGTTTGAAGCATTGGAGTCGGTAGCGAACGCCCTAGAAATTATTAGAGTCGAGAACCAGTGAATCTAAACCGATCAAAAAAATGAACTGACACATTAAAGTTGTAATAAATTATCATACAAAGTGCGTCAGCAATATCATGCTTCCGCTCGTAAGGTATTTCTCCAGAAATATGCTTACTCGCAATAGAAATTGTCCTCTCCTTGCGTTGCTCGTAGTTTAGATGCCTCATACCAAAATGTGTATGCATGCTCACAGGTGAAACTAAAACAACTTTATCTTTGAACATGTAATTTAGGAGTACTTCTATGTTTGTGAGACCACCCGGTGGTTGCCTTTCTATAAGTATTACATCCGCGGTTCCAAAAATGAATTGGTGATCTTCTACAAATAAAGGAACTAAATCTACAATGTCATTACTTTTGATGTGTTTGTAGTCTTCAAGGCTCACTTTCTTTATATACTCCACATCGATTTTAGGACCTTTTCCACATTCAGCTAAGACCAGACCCATATTGTGATACCCAATATCTATGGCGAGTACCTTCATACATAACATTTATTTTATTTCCTTAAGCTTAAAAGCTATAGTTATACGCAGCATATTTGCACTTCTAGAAGGACTCATACCTTTATGAAGTATATTTGATTTAAACAATACACCTCTATTTAAAATTGGTTCGATACACACGATACGATCATCTTTTTTAAATAAAGTATGACCATCATCGGTATTTATATTTTTTTGTGTTATATCACTAACATACATTAAAAAAGTGTAAGCGTCGTCGTCGTCATCGTCAGTGTGGTAAGCTCCATCCATACCATATGTCTGACCATTCGCGTACACTCTATCTATGATAAATCTCTGTTTGAAACAACCTTCAATTTTTTTTAAAATATGAGTTGTGAAAAACTCATCATTTCCTAAATTACAATGCCAGAATTTAATACTATTTACCGTTGAACTATGACCATATCTCCAATGAAAATTTTCAGATTTATGTAAAACTTTATTAAGTTCTTCTGTAGATAGAAAATTATCTACTACTTGTATGTCACCCATTATAATTAATTATATGAATTCCTTTAATTAATTTCTCAAATTACTACAAATGAAGATAAAGAACAAGAACAAAAATCAACTTTTGTGGTCAGCTGTCATTGTACTTGCTCTTGTTTTGAGTTATATGTGGTTCAACCCAAAGGTTGTTGAAGTTCCGGTAGAAGTTCCAGTGATGCCAGTTCCACCTAGACCAATGGTGGAACGTCAGGAACCCAGACGCGAGCCAGAATTTAGAGATGCACCAATCAAGCAGTACAAACCTGGATATATGCAACAAATGGGTATCATTACAGGTAATGGAGAAACTCTCCCACTCTACGGCAAGGAAGTCAGAGGACGCCGTGATCGCTACCATTACTACACCACAACTGGTGGCGAAAACCTTTATTCTGTACCAATTAGCCACAATGCACGCGATTGTATGGAGGACATTGGGTGTGAAGAACTCTATGGGAATGAAACAGTTTCAGTAACTGGTAAAACTGGTTCATACACGGTGAATTTGTATAGAACAGATGACTTCTTTTAAGATGATTGTGATCCATATGTTCTCATAACTCTATCATATGTGTCTTTAGTAAGAGATACAGAAGATAACAAGCTAGCTATACTACAAGCTGCAAGCATACCATAAATTGGTGCACTTTTGATGGGGAAGCTAGACATTTTAGAAACCACAAGACCCAAGCACATCATGCATGAACAAATGGATGATATCGCACTTGGACCTAAATCACGGTTTTTATCCATGACTATAAAAGGTGTTTCAAATATATCAAAGGCTTCTATGGTTGGAAGACCTAACATTCTCAGTATTGGATTCATTAAAACAATGAGGGGTAGAAGTGGTCCCATTTACTATACATCAACAAAAATTATTTCGCAAGCTCATGATCATATCAACCTCCCTTCCCTGAAGTCCTGGATTTCTTGAGAGTCTCGCCTTGAGTCTCAAGAGTTCCAATGTTGTGTCGTCATCCAAGTTTTTGAAAAAATCGCGTAATTCTTCTATGCTTCGTAGTCCCCTCGCATCTTTTTCTGCCTGAACATATGGCCATGTCTGCCTTCGTAGCGTAGCAACCTCTTCTTCAAGTTGTCTAATTCTTGGCATAAGAACTTGGGTAATTAGAGTCCTCGTTTCCATATTTTTATGTATAATTATGTATTTTTTTTATTAAGCCATGTTATGCATGTATATTTTACACCAGAATTTTTAACTGGAGCACCCCTGTGTATATAAGTCCATGTAGATGGAAAAAATAATAACGTACCTTGTTTAGGTCTAACCTTTTTGCCTCCCCAGAATTCTGTGCATCCACCTTGGTCTTCGTCGAGTGTATTTAAATACCAAATAGCAGTTATGGTTCTATTACCATGAATATTTGTCTGGGTATCACCATCAAAATCCACGTGCCAGTCATAAAAATCACCAGTTTTCATTTCTTGTATCCAATAACCTTCGTCGCGTATAAAAGATACAACTGAATTCGTTACCTTTTCAGTTGTATATTTTTTAAGATAATTGTAATATTCTTTTAATCCCTCATTTAATTTTTTGAATAAAATGTCATCCATATCTTTCCATTTTTTGTCACCAGTAATAAGTAGAGATTTAGAACTTCTTATACTTTTATCAATTATACCACCCGCCAGCCGAGAATCAGTTTTATTATTGTCATCTTTGTATCTTTGGATCATTTCTTCACACATTTCTTTTGGAAGAGCATTTTCTATTTCATATATGAACTCCATTTACTTAAAAATGTCTGTCATCTTTAAGATATGTTACGATATGCCGCTCTAAATCATGAATTGAAAAATGTAATAGGAAGTGTTTATCGCTCAGGTTCCAGAGTAATTTTAGACTATGCTCGCGAGAACTGTCACCCAAATGATGCTCAGTATGTGAGTGACATAAATATGAAAATGATTCCAACCGTCCCCAGGTCAATGGTTGCGTTAAAAATGACATCATTTGGATCCAAGTCGTCACCATATATGGCAGAATCGCATATTAAAAAGTTAATACAGCATTCTATTAACAATCGTGTTCAGGTTTGTATAGATGCCGAAGAAGTACTTTATC